CATCGACCCGGATGTTGGTCTGCTCCTGCAGATCACGATACTGCTTTTCCATCTGCAGCCGGTTGATCCTTGCTCTCAGCTCCTCGTCGGAGTAATCCTCGGCGTTCCTTCCCGTCCGCTTCGGCGCATACTCCACTTTTTGCTTTTCGCCGTCGGGACCGGCGTTTCCGTCCCCATAGTGCTTCCTGCCCGCGGCCGTCAGGGTGCCGTCTTTGTTCTGATACCGCCGCACACCCCACTTCATACCCTTTATGCCCCAGTGGTAGAGTTCATCTTTGTAGGTCTGCACTTTGCTATCACCTCACTTTCCGTCTGATGCCAACTTCCGCTTCAGCAGAAGCGCCACTCTCTGTGCGCCCTTTTGTACTGTCCGCTTCCGGCGTGCCGCCGACATTTTCTTGTTGTACCGCTTCTTTGCGGCTTTCATGCGAGCCTTCTTTTCATTAGCCGTCTCTGCCTCGGCCCGCTTTTTTCGGTACATGTTGTCCCGTAGTCTCGTCGCCTCGTCTCCCGAGATATATTTCTTGCGAAGCTTCAGCTTGCCGTCCTTATCCTCGTACTCCTCGGTGGCCACCCATGCACCGCGACCGTTCGGGTGTCTCTCACGATGGTATTCCCCGGTAAGGCGGGCTTTGCCGTTCAGGATCTTCTGCTTGGCCCACTCTTTCTGCTGGGCGCGGGTCGGCTTCCTGTCGGGGTCATCGCCTCTGCTTACCGCCCGGCTTCTCTGGTAGTTGTCATATGCTTCCTTACTGTAAAAGTAGTAATACTCCGTGTGGCCGTTGCGGTCTGTGCCTACTTCGACCCTCTGGTAATACTTGTGGTTCTTTCGCTCGCTGCCCTTTCCGAACAGCCCGTGCTCCATGAATTTCCAGTAATCCATTTTGATTTCTCACCTGCCTTCACTTCAAACCAAGCGCATGAGCGATGGTATCCTTGCCGCGTTCCACCTTTTCATCATACCCATGACTATCTCATTCAAAAGCATCCCGGTTCTCCTTCCACGCTACATAGGCGTCCATCATGGCGGCCACGGCGTCGATTTTCTGGTCCTGTCGCTGCTTGTAAAGCTTCCGGTTTCCGTTCGTGTCCACCAGCGCCACGCAGTTCCCCATAGCAAACTGCATCAGCTTTTCGTCGAAGATGAGCTTCCGCTGCTCGCTCAGCTTCTTTAAGTCTCCCAGAGGCACGCTTTCCGTCCGAGCGCCCTGAATGACCTTGGTGATGCCGAAGCTACCGTTCTCGGTCGCCCACCTCTCCACGAAATCCTTGGCGTTGTACGGGTCGTACCCGAAGGCCCGGATGTCATATTCGTTCTGCTGGATAAAGGCGTCGAGGTCTTCGTATACCTGCATCATGTCGAGGATGGTTCCGTCAAAGACGAACAGAGTCCCCTCCTGCATAAACTCCTCGTACTGTTTCCGCCGGGAGACGGGCAGTTGGCTCAGAGTGTAGCTAGTAATGTAGTCCCGCGTCTTTACCCCGAAATATCCGTTGGAAAGCGGAAACAGGAATGTAAAGGCGCAGAAGTCGTCGCCTCGGCTCAGGTCAGCTCCCATGGCACAGGGCATCTGCCAGTAATCCCGGTGGCGGTGGCACAGCGTCTCCTCATACGAGAAGAAGTATGTGTAGCCCTCCATGGGTAGGTTGAAGCGCTTGGCCAGAATATCATTCCGGGCGCTGGGGGATTTCTCCGCGCGTTCAACATCCAGCTGGTAGGTCTCGTAGGTCACGGTCTTCCCGAGATTCGGATTCGCCTTAAGCCACATCTCCGGCTTACCGACTTCGTCAATGGAATCCAGCTTGTAGTACCAGATTGAGACGTGGGGATTGATGTACTCGCCCTTCAGGATGCTCATCAATTCCATTTTGATGTCATCGCCGCAGCCGTTTCGTACCGTACCCTCCGAGCTTGCCGCCACGATGAGATAGTTCTCATTCTTGGAGGCACCCTGCTCGATGGCGCTGATGGGGTCCTCCCGGATGTCACAGGAGAGCCACTCGTCCACCGTCGCCACAGTATCTCGCCGTCCCTGCAGCTTCTCGATGGTCATGGGGCGTATCTCTAGCAGCGACCCGGTCACGAAGTTCTCGATGCCCTTCTTGGTAGAAGCCATCTTCACCCTGTCGGCCTTTGAGCCGGTGGTGTTCTGGAGGCTCCCCATAGTCATGAACTGCAGGACAGGACCCTTCGCCCTCGCCAGTGCCGTGCGGAATGGGGCCAAAACCTCCTCCGCCTGCTTCATGGTTGGGGCGGTCGTCAGCTGCTGAGTCGTCGTGGTATAGACAGTCATGAAATATGCCTGCAAAAATTCCAGATACATGGTCTTTGCAGCCGCGCGGGTGATGATGAGATACTGCTTAGTAATGAGCCGTTTCTTGATCCGCCGGGTCTCGTAGTGGCCTCCGCCGTGTGCATCCGGCACAAAGACGCTCCGCTCCACGAAGTAGTACCACCCGAAGATCTCCTCCGCCCACAGCTTGAAGCTGTCCAGCATCTTCACGTCACTGCCGTCGGTCAGGGTCAGTTCATCCTCGCAAAAAGCAATAAAGCCGTTGACTGCCTTGTCATCGTAGTAGATGCCGGGGTTGGCGATGAGGTCGTCGATCCGGTTCATCTCCATTGAAATTTCCCGGCATACCGGTATCTCGCCCCGCATCACGGCCTCCCGGAACCGGCCGTAGTAGATGGGCGTGGCCGTGTTCGAGAGTGCCATATTTTAACCTCCTATTATAATAAGGTAGGACACCACTCACTTTGGAGCGTAAAATGGCTTGTCAAGGGTGTAGAAGCATGCTTCCATTTCAGGGCATTCGCAGGTCCCGCGACATGCACAGTCTGCACAGAAATCCTTCATCACCGTATCAAACCATTGCTTTTTTGCAGGTGTTTCGGTCAGTCGCTCGATCCACCGCTTTGTTACACTGCTGGCCATGTGTCGTCATGCTCCACGTTCAGCCGCCACTCCATCTCGGCAGCGGAATTTTTAAGTGCGTCCAGGGTAGAGCTGCTTTGGGGTACATCAAAGCCCAGCAGCCGCACCTTCATGGCGGCATATGCTTTCACGGCTGCCGCCTTCACCGGGTCGGCAATAAACTGATTCCAAAGCTCCTCTTTTCCCGTAATGGCAAAGCCTTCCTTCGGCCCTACCCCCATCTGGGTCAGCACCATGAATACGCTGTTCAGATACATCACGATGTCTGCATCAAAGTCCTCACATTCCTCGGCGATGCCAAGCAGTTTCTTTACGCTTGTCAGGATGCTATCCATGCTGCGCCTCCGTCAACGTGCAGTGTTCCCGTCCGCAATGCACTGGTTCTCCCACTTCTTGTACACGTCAAGGTAGGTCTCCTTCTTGTCGCCGTTATGGGTGATCTCATAGTACATGCCGTCAGATACGGTGGTACTCACAAGCGCCTTCCAGTTCTGCAAGGTCTTCGAGAACCATACAATGAACACATCCTCCATCGTCAGCTTCTTGCCGTCGGTCGCGTCCACATGACTGTTGAAGTAGTCCACCACCAGCTGCTTTGCGCGGGCCATAAAATCTCTCTGTTCCATTTTGATTTCTCCTCTGTTTTTTGTTGTTTGGCAGGGCGGCCAATCATCGTTTGGAGCCAAACGCTCGAGCCTTGTTATCTATCGCATCGCTGATCATCGTGGATATATCAAGCGACATCTTCTGCCGAATCTCTTCCGGAATATCGATGCTGCTCTCTTTTTTCATGACCGGTGCAGACATCATCGCTCACGACTGTTCGGCCGCTTCCAATGCTGCGCTGCCCTTTCAGTCCGTGCTGATGCCAGCAGCCGCGATTGCTGCGTTTGCCCATAGCAATGTCTCGTCCAGCTTCGTCAGTGCGAGGCTTCTTTCCCTGCTCGGGTTCAGTTTCAGGAGCATTACCTCTGCTTCTTCCAGCTTCCGCCGAAGAAGGATACTGTATTCTGCTTCCCGTTCATCAAACTTTTTTCTCTCATACATCTTATCCCTCCATGACCTGTTCCCAGTCGTCGCAGCAGGTAACGTTTAGCAACATGCCAATATCTTTGACCTTGCGAAAGTTGACCTCTTCGCCGTTTTCCATGTGGATCAGAAGCTCTGTGCCGGAAATACGCCAGTAGGCGTCCTTCCAGCCCCGCCGTTTTACTTTGTGTCCCTGCTTCATGGTAAGCCAAGCCGTTGTCCAGTTCATACTATTTCCTCCACGGGCAGGTATCGCCCGGCTTTCGATCTCCGTCCGGCATTTTCGCATTTTGACCAGTCCCGTAGTGGATGGCCTTGTGTGTTGCTGCCGAAACGCAGATGGCGTTCTCCGGGTCCAGCAGTTTTTCGCTATGCCGGAGCACATCGTCTTTTGTAATAGGGTTCAGGTGGTGAATGCTAATGCGTGGCCGCACGGGTCTTCCGTCCCGCAGCACCCAGTCCGTAATGGGGTGGTCCGGGCATCCCAGATCGCATCCCATGTCTCTCGCAATGATCCTGTCTCGGAACTGCCTCCACTCTCTCGACTGGTAAAAGTCCTGGTTTAACCACCGATCAAACCCGAAGGTATCTTTACCAACCTCTCCGTGCAGAGCCAGATATTCCAGCCGCTCCTCATACGTCTCCAGCCTGCAAAGCTCTGTGTATGTCTTCATGCTCAAATATTTATTAAATCTATTGCTTTTGTAACAGTTCAGTCGTATTCCTCTTCGTCCACGCCGTTGTACTTTGCCATAGCTTTCAGCACTTTGTCGTACATCTCTTTGGAGTCCTTGGCAGCCTCAAGCGTCTCGGTCTTTGCCCGGAGCAGTTTGTTTTCTTCTTCCAGTTTTTTCTTTTCAAGGTCCGACTTCATGGTGGCTAGCTTCAGGAAGTGGGTAGTCTCTGCACTAGAGGCCGTTCCTTCCCGGAGCCGTTTTTCCACAAGAGTCATGGCCAGATTTATCATGTACTGTTCCTGTGCTTCCGGG